CAGTCGAGACATCCACTAACTGGATTGACTTAGATCTAAGTACCAGCACTTTCAACCTAAACCAAATTGACTATCTAGGGTTTGACTCTCACTCAATCAGAACTTTGTATGTCGAGCCTCACGTCGCCTCGTTCTCCGCTTTCGGTGAGATTGGCTACACCCCAAATACGGCCAACACTACACCGCTAACGTATACCAGAATTAGTCCTGGAATCTATAGAGAAGAGGTTGGCGGACTTGCTACCTACTACTCGGTATCATCTGACTACCTACTAGGCAGTAATGAGACATATTTCAGAACTGAAGCCTTGGCTGGTGCGAATATTGCTGATAGACTCTACAGTACTTATATTCAAGGGTCCGCTGGAGTAGAGAGTAACGATCTTCGACTAAAAACTTCTTATAATGAGAATCACGACCTTGGCTCGTCTATTGGTGGTAAAGCTGAGATTTACTTAAATGCCGCTATAGACGGAGATGGCGCAGACATCACCACATCTTCAGCTAACTTCTATGTAAAAGTTAGTGACGGTACTCAGCTAAATGAGACCTACAATACTGCCATTAAAGCTAACAACGCTGCTGTAACCTTTAGCAAGCCTATTGTTCGAAGTGGCGGAACTTCTAGTCAGTTCCTCAAAGCTGATGGGTCGCTTGACTCGAATACCTATCTGACCGAAGGTGCTCAGGGACCGACTGGCGCTCAGGGTATTCAGGGTATTCAGGGTATTCAGGGTATAACTGGGATTCAGGGGGCGATCGGTCTTCAAGGTGCAAATGGTACCGACGGTATTATCGGTGTAGACGGTGCTCAGGGTGTTCAAGGTATTCAGGGCTTTGGATACGCTCAGCTACAGGGCGCAACCGGTGCTGATGGGGCTCAGGGTACAGCAGGCGCTACAGGTATACAGGGTGCGACTGGTATCCAGGGCACAACGGGGCTCCAGGGATCCATCGGAGCACAGGGTACAACTGGTGCGCAGGGAGTCCAGGGTACGACTGGAATTCAAGGACTGACTGGGGCTCAGGGGTTAACTGGTGCCGACAGTGCAAATGCCGTTATTAATGGTGATTTTGATGTTTGGCAGCGAGGAACCGCTACTGCTACTGGCGGATCTGAGTACATAGCGGATAGGTGGTGGGTAAGTTCTCCTACTGGAAACGGATCTTCGTTCTCTAGAGAGTCTACAACAATCCCTACTGGATCTAGGTATGCTATGGTCGTGGCTCCTATTTCGGGAGCTGCAACCCCCCTAGTGTCTCAAGCTATTGAGACTTCAAATAGTAGAAAGTACAGAGGTCAAACCGTTGTAGTGTCTGCTAAGGTTGCAGCAAGCGCGTCTACGCCTATGACGTTGTCACTTTATTATTCCACTACCGTGGACGCCACCCCTGTCAATACAGGAATTTATACTGCTATTACTCCATCATCTGGGGGTACTGCTACCCCCACGTCCACTACTTATGTCACTATTACAGGTGTTTTTTCGGTCCCATCTAGTGCTAACACCCTCAAGGTGTCTATTGGGCCGACTTCATCAACTGCTAATACTTGGTATGTCGGTCAAGTTCAACTAGAAACTGGCTCGGTGGCTACATCGTTTAAACGCGCTGGTGGATCTATTCAGGGAGAGTTGTCTGCTTGTCAGCGTTATTACTACAGATTATCGGGTGGGGTTGACTCTGTTCCGGTGGCACCGTTTGCATACTACACCACTACTAATGCGTATGGAATAATAACATTTCCGACAACGATGAGAGTCGCCCCCTCTGCCGCTGCATCTAGTAATACTGCACTTACTGTATACTCGGCCGGTTCAGGTAGAACTACAAGCAACGTTTTGCCTCAAGCGGCAGTGTTTTCAACGGACTCTATGGAATTTAGGGTCACCACTACAGCAACCACTTCAGGTAATGCTGGTTTTTCCAGGTTTCCGGTTAATAGTACCGACTATTTAGAGTTTGATGCGGAGCTTTAGGAGGAGTTATGATTTATGAGTTTATAACGTTAGAAACTGGAGAGATGGTCTTAAGGGGAGAAGACGAGTCTGGAAAAGTTTGGTGGATTCCTCAGCACCCTGAAAACTCGATGTATAGAGAATATTTAAGATCTATCGGTCAGGGAGAAGCCTAGCATGCTTAAGATAGTAGAACTTAAAGGCGAGTTCCTAGTGATCAACGTTCAGTCTAAAAAGACTATAGCAAAATACCCCAGCCTGGAAGAGGCTGAGGCATTTATACAGAATAGACCTTACTAGGCTACTTCTTTAGTTTGCAGTAGGCAATAGCCTTGTAGTCGTATCCATCTTCTAACTCGGCGTTAGTGACTTCTACTTCCATGTCAACATACTCCGAGACGTCTTCAACAATACCTTCGTCTAGTTCTAGATAGTTTACAAGAGAGTTTTTAATCTTCCTGAGGACCTCGGAGTGGGTATCTCCAAAGACAGTGATCCCTATGCGGACTCGTGCCATTATCGAACTCTTTTCTCTAGCTTATCTGGGGAGTAGTGCGACCCGTCTAGCTTTGGTTCTTTCTCGTCGGTTGATTTAAAAATAACATCACCAGATCTGATGGCCGTTACAATCCCGCGTCGTCCGTTATGCATGTGTCCGGTGCTGTCATTGAAGGCATCATGACGAACCCTGACAACGTCTCCTACGGTAATCTGACCCCTTTGAGCCTGCACCCAGACTTCTTCTTTATTTACCTCGATGAGCGCATGGCCCAGACCGACCTTAGCCAATATGTCTAGAACTTCTTTAGATTGGTTCGCATCCATCTCAATCTCTTCCCAAGTCTTCAGCATCTTTAGGACTGCCTTACCTGTCCCGATTCGGATCTTTGCGTCAGCGAACTGCTCCTTGACCCATTCGTAATTAATTTTGCGCATTATTTTCCTTCCGCTTGAGATAGACCTAGTAGGTTCTCAAGCTGTTTGATAGATTCGGTTTTGTTTGGAATGTTTTTTAAGTAGTCGATTCTTTGCCTGATTGATAGCCCGACTTTTACGCTATCTGACATGTCCTCAATCGTGTGAGCTAGATGAGACCAGGACTCGCCAATGTTTGAGGTCTCTGCCCACGATGTGTAGATAGGAGTTCCAGCATTTAAAGCCTGGATGTACCTATAGGTCCACCAACTTCCGTCTCCTTTATTGACGGAAATAATGGCTCCGGAGGAGCGTTTGATTTGCTCATAGACTTGCTCGTCTGTCCAGCCTTTGTTCCACTTCATCGGTAGCACTGGTGTTCCTAGTGTGTCGACTAGTTTTTTGGTGTCCCTGTGGGCGGTAGAGTCGGCTACCCACTTAGGAGCTTTCTCTACGTTTTCTATCCCATCTAGAATCAGGTGGGAGTCTAGACATACGCCACTGAACTTAGGGACGTCAATCGACATCTTTTCCTTAGCCTGGTCGTCGGTTTTCCAAGGTAGCGCTGGGTAGATTGTTTGCGGCCAAGGCTTAGTTGCTAAGTTGTCCACTGCTGTAGAGATTTTAGCTGATAGAGATACGTTAGAGATTACCTCTTTGTAGCCTTTGCGGTATGAGTAAAAATCTTTGATTAAAGTAGTCGGATTCTTATTTACAGACTTTAAGCTGGCTCCAATCTGAGCCATTCCAGGTGCGTCTATAAACAGCTTGAGCTTATCTGAGCCCCAGAGCAGTCCAATAATGTTAAGTGCTCCGTATACTCGATTGGCAGCTATGCTAGTTATAGGGCCTACGCCAACTAGCACGGAGTCGAACTGCTTTAAAAAGTCTTCTGTGACGTCTAGACTAGGGTCTTCCCAAGTAACGTCATGCCCGCTGGCAGTTAGAACATTGTTCAGTACTCCAGCAAATGCTAGGTTGCGCGAGTTAGCGCTTGCAGATGCCTGTGAGGCCGTCATGCCAGTTAAATAAATCTTTGCCATTTGTTTCCTTCTTAAGAGAGGGGGTACCGCCTTTCGACGGCACCCCCTGGTGCTTCATTCCTGGATTAGAATGGAGCGTCAGCCGGAGCTGCTGGAGCCGGAGCTGGGGCAGGAGCCGGAGCAGCTGCTACAGGAGCAGGAGCTGGGGCAGGAGCCGGAGCTGGAGCGGCAGCAGCAGGTGCTGGCATCTCGTAAGGGGTTGCAGGAGCTGCTGCAGCGGTAGTTGGAGCACCGGTGTAGTAGCGGTTGATCTTGTTCTTCTTTGCGCCCTGGTAGAGCTCAGAACCGATCTGGGCACGGAAGGTGCGACCCTGAAGGGTTGCCTCGATCTGTGCGTTTGAAGGGTTGTTGCTGGTGAAGAACTCACGTGGGATACCCAGAGCAGCCATCTTTGAGAAGAAGATACCTAGGGCATTCTTGTTCTCAGGGGAGATGGTGATGTTGTCCCAAATGAAGCGGTTAGCGTACGGACCACTGGTGATCTGTGCCTTCAGCTTGAACATGGTTTTACCCGTGCTCGTGGTGCCAGCTGGTGCTTCTACAATCTTTAGATCGTAGTCGCCATCAGGTAGCGGTTCGAAATTGCCGGTGGCCTCGCCGGCGTCTTTTACTAGATCGGCCCAATTAAGAGAACTCATAATTGTTTTTGTTTTCCTTACTATAGGGGGTTATGCCGAAGCCTGGGTAGACTTCTTTTTTGTTTCGGTCTTTTCTCCGAAAATCATGTCGAGCATACGCTCGACGCCAAGGTTTCCCTGCTCAACGATTGAGCCGAGTCGGCCTTGGACGCGCTCGCCTGCTTCAATCTCGTCTGTACGTTCTACGTACATGCGACGAGCTTTGTATGGCAGACCAGTTGGGTCCGGGTTCTGCAGAGTCTCGATTGCAATGTAACCGAGAACATCGTAGAAGTATGGTGCCTGTACTGCAAGCTGACCTTGCAAGTATGGGTGCATACGTCCATCCTGGCCACGGCGGGCCATGGCAGTCAGAACTACAGCCTCGAGAGGCTGAGTTGGGTGCATCGTTAGGTCACGGAGATCACGAAGTAGCGCACCCATGTGACGAAGTAGTTCGCCCCACTGCTGCATCTTCATCTGCTCTGTACCAGCGATGTTGTCCATGCACTTCACCTGTAGCTCCGAGATGGAGTCAATGATGAGGGACTTGAACTGGTGCTTACCGCTCTGAAGCCATTGGAATGTCTTCATAACGACGTCATAGTCACGTACCTGGACTACAACTGTGTCCCAAGTGCCATCGGCCACTGGTGGCTCCTCGCGCATTGGGTCCCAATACCGGACGTTGATCGGAAGGAAGCGGTGGCCACCCTCCACGTCTAGCATCAAGCGGGGATATGGTGCTGTGACAGCAAAGGTTGATTTACCAACCTTGGACTCGCCGTAGACCATAAGGGTTAGAGAACGCTGTACATCTGACATGCTTACTCTGTTCCTTTCTTCTCTTCGTCTTTACCGTAATAACCGTATGGGTCGGATACAGCATACAGCTGCTCAATAGCTGCCTCAGCCGCGATACCGTCGTCAATCATCGGACAGATAGTGTAGAACTGACACTTCCATTTGCAGTCTTTGCTAGGGCTCGGGTAAGCCACGAAATTTGGGTCTGACCCTGCGTCAAGAGCTTTCTTGACACCCATCAGATCACTAATAGTACCATGAATGCGCTGCCAAAACGAACGCATAGTGAAAACATTGTGTCGAACTTCGATTTGCTCGTAGAACGGCGGGCGAGCATTGGCAGTGCGCTTTACCTTTTTTAGCATGGTAAAGATGCCACCTTCAGAGCGTTCGCCTGGCTCCTTGTTCTGTGCAGACTCTAGAAGCATGTAGGTGAGGATCTGCTCGTTCATTTGAGCCTGGTTAGCAAAGTCCGCAAACGAACCGCCAACAGTCTTGAAGTCACGGAACATACGCACGCCATCGTTCTTACGGCGTACTCGCATGTCGAGCTTACCCTGAAGAATAACTTCACCGTTGAACAAAGGCATCTGAATGATTTCTTCATTCGAGATCTTCTCTAGGTTAGAGTCAATGCCTTCTTCGTCCATCCACTCGAGGTAGCCCTCAAGCATGATGCGACCAAGTTCGGCCTCAGCTTCTAGGTCAGTGGTGTCACGGTACTCCTTGATAAGAAGATCCATGTCAGTCTTTACAAGGGCAGCGTGAGCCTCTAGCAGGCCAATCTCGCCATCGGACGAGTAGTACTGGTCTAGAGCTTCGTGGATACGTGAGCCCAGTGCTAGAGCACCGGTGTAGTCCTTCTGCTTAGGTTGCAGACGGCGGTAGTAGTTTAGCCACCACTTACGTCGGCAGTCCTTGAACACCTGGATTTCTGAGTTAGACAGAGTGTATGGTGCTGTTACTTCTGGTGTCGTTTCGTCGTTCATATTTAGAGCTTACCAGCCTTGTCGTCTTTTAGCAAATCGAGTAGACGTGCCTTGTCGTGCACAATCTGTTCGAAGTTATCTGCTTTGGTTTCTAGCACCTGAAGAACTCGTTCTTCAATAGTGCCTTCGGTCACGTAGTCCATGATAATCACGGAGTCGTGGATCTCTGAACCGATTCGGTGAATGCGGTCTAGAGCTTGTTTGTGGTCCACAAGTGACCACGGACGCTGAAGCATAACTAAGCGACGTCCGGTGGTCAGGGTCACACCCACACCGCCGGCCTGCACTGTGAACAGAATCCACTTAGTACGTCCAGACTGGAAGTCGTCAATAGCTTTCTGACGCTCGTCTTCATCCTGCGCGCCGGTGATCAAACCGTGGGCGATGCCTTCTTTGGTCATACGTGCGCTGAGGAGTTCAATTAGCTGGCGAGACACTGCTGCGACTGCAACAGAGTCGTCTCCAAAGTCACCGCTCTTGATATCATCCATTAGAGCATCTACCTTACACGATGGCTCTGCTAATATCACTTTTTCTTCGCCAGTGGCTTCGTCAATCGTAATTTCAGCGAACGAGCTAGCAAACTGGTGTAAGCGTGTGGTCTGAGTTAAAACGCTCGGTGCGACTACAGCACTACCGTCGCCCTCGAGCTCTGCGATCATGTTATCGCGCATGTCTTTGTAAGCCTTAGCCTGTTTAGCTGGCATCTCTACGTCACGGCGTTCGAACATCATCTCTGGCAGCCAAGGCAGTACGCGAGACTTTAGCATGCGGCGCATGCGTGGATTGACTGTGGCGTGGAACTCTTGCTCCATGTGCGGCTTTAGGCCAAGAACCATCATGCCACCAAAAGCGTTGAGCATTGTGTTAACCATGCGGTCAATCCACTTGGTCTTGCTTGGCCACTCTTCAGGCGAGATCCAGTGCAAGATCGCCCACATGTCTAGGACGTTGTTTGCTACTGGAGTTCCGGTGAGTGCAAAACGAATATCTGCGTCGCCGGTAGCTGCCCAGAGTGCTCGGCTCTGCTTAGACTTAGGGTCCTTTGAGCGGTGCATCTCGTCAGCAATAACGGCCTTGAAGTCGATGGCGTTCAGTTCACGTAGGTGGACTTCGCATCGAGTCTCGGTCACTCGGTCGTCTAGACCTCCGCAACTTGAGCAGCGAGCTAGAGCAATCGATCCGTACGATGAAAGGCGTGAGTGGGAGCGTAGTGACTCCCAGTTAATTACGTAGACGTCAGCCTCTTCTTCAAACTGCTTGCGACGCTGAGTGGCGGTTCCCTTAATAACCTGAACCTTCACATCGGGCCACCACTTAGCAAACTCGCGTGCCCAGTTCTTCTTAAGAGTGTTAGGGCAGACAATAAGTGCTGGAAAAGGCTCTCCGCCATCATCTTGAATCTTCTTTAGTGCGCGGATGGCCTGGGCGGTCTTACCAAGACCTGGCTCATCTGCGAGCAATGCGCGACGTGCGGTTGCTAGGTATTTGACACCTGCGCGCTGGTGTGGGAATAGGTCTTCGTCGCCTTCGCCGTCTGGAAGCATTTCCAAATCGCGTAGGGCGTTGCTTGGATCTACTCGGTTGGCACGCTCTGAGCTTGCCCATGCGGTTAGAGATTCGCCCAAGACCAAA